CCCTATCGACGTTGTACGGCCCCGTACATGGGCTGAGTGCCGCGATCTAGCATGCTTCTTGGGTGGGCCAAACCCATCCCTGTCAGAAGATCAACCTTACAGCCAAGCGCATTACGAATATGTCGCGCAAGTATATGGCGATACGGAAGAGATTTGGCAGAAGTACGAAACGCTGTTCGTGGACTCAATCACAGTGGCAGGACGCTTGTGCTTCCAGTGGTGCTTACAGCAACCAGACTCACGCTCTGAGCGGTCTGGCAAACTAGATACGCGTGCAGCTTACGGAATGCACGGGCGCGAAATGATGGCGTGGCTAACCCACATCCAGCACATCCGCGAAAAGAATGTGGTCTTCGTTGGAATCCTCGACGAAATCACTGACGATTATGGGCGCAAGCAATATGGCCTCCAGATCGAAGGCAGCAAGACAGGGCGTGAATTGCCCGGAATTGTTGATGAAGTAATCACAATGGCAGTATTGTCAGGTGATCACGGTCAATACCGTGCATTCGTGTGTCAACCTCTGAACGAATGGGGCTACCCAGCTAAAGATCGTTCTGGTAGGCTTGATACACTTGAAGAGCCGCATCTTGGAAAGCTCATGGAAAAAATGAGCAGCGGTGATTCTCAAGCCGACAGGGAATTAACCTTTGTCGATCCTACAACTCAAACTTCTAGCGAAGGGGAAGCATAATGCTTAACTTAAATAACGTTCCACAAGACCAAAACCCAACTCAAGAGTTTTCTCTTATCCCGAAAGGCACCGTTGTACGCGCTGTAATCGTCGTGCAGATGGGGGATATTGAAATCCCAGAGTTTGGTCAGGGGTCTTTTTTCAAAAAGTCTATGAGCACTTCTGCGAAATGGGCAAACCTAGAGTTCACTATCATTGGTGGTCAGTTTGATCGTCGCAAGTTTTGGCACAGCATCTTTGTGGATGGTGACAAAATGGGTGATAGTGGCATGCCGCTCGCCAAAGAAATTGGCCTGCGCACGCTCAAGTCAATCGTTGAAAGCGCACGCGCTATCGACCCTGCTGACGTGTCGCCACAGGCACAGCAGAATCGTAATATCTCTGGCATGTTCGACTTGAACGGAATGGAGATTTGCGCTAAGATTGGCGTCAAGAAAGGTACGAACGGATATTCGGATAGCAACCAACTAATGGCTGCGCTGACTCCGAATAGCAGCGAGTATCTTGCTCAAGGCAATGCACCCATGCAGCAAACACCAATCGCTGCGCAGGGAATGCAACAGCCACCACAGGCTCCGCAAAATTCTGGCGCGGTTCCTGCATGGGCGAACAAGTAATCTAGCGGCAGGGCCATTCCGCGCCTGCTAGACCAAGGTTCGGGGGGCCTTGGGCCGCGAACCCCCCACACTATTCTAGCAAATAGGTACAATCATGTTATTAAGACCCTACCAAGAGGTAGCTGTCTCTGACGCGTGTAGCGCGTTGGATAAGCACAAGAATACACTTGTTGTAGCTCCAACAGGAGCAGGTAAAACAATCATGCTCTCCGCGCTCGTAGGCAAGCGCCACAAGCAGGGCAAAAGAGTTTTGATCGTGCAACACCGCGATGAGCTTGTTGATCAAAACAAGCAGAAGTTTGAAAAGGTAAACCCTTTCCTAACGACAAGCATCGTCAATGGCACAGTAAAGCATTGGGATGGCGAAGCCGTTTTCTCAATGGTGCAAACAATCTCCCGCGAACGCAATCTGCGTGACCGTCCTAAATTCGACATGGTGGTTATTGATGAAGGCCACCATGCAGCGGCTCCCACATATCGAAAGGTGATCGACGCTGTACTTGAAGACAATGAGCATGCGGAAATCGTAGGCTTTACAGCCACCCCAAACCGCGGTGATGGCAAAGGATTGCGCGGCGTCTTTAACAACTGCTCTCACCAAATCGAAATCTCAAGTCTGATTAACGAAGGCTTCCTCGTTCGCCCCAAAACATTCGTCATTGATCTTGGCGTCAATAGCCAACTGGAGAATGTTACCAAGCGCGGCAAAGAATATGACATGGAAGAAGTCGCGGAAATCATGGATCACCAAATCATTAACGACAGAATTGTTCGGGAATGGAAAGAAAAAGCTGGTGATCGTAAAACTGTCGTATTCTGCTCCACAGTTAAACATGCCGAACATCTTTGTGATGCGTTCGTGGCAGATGGCGTGAAAGCCGATTACGTCACAGGAGAGACTGACAAGTCCGTAAGAGCGCAAATGCTGCACGATCTGGAGTTTGGTGACTTGCAGGTAGTCGTGAACGTAGCGGTGCTCACAGAAGGCTTTGACGCGCCTCCAGTGTCATGCGTGATCCTAACAAGGCCATGCTCGCAGAAAGGCACAATGGTTCAAATGATTGGGCGTGGGCTACGCATCATTGATCCAGAGATTTATCCCGACATCCTAAAGACTAATTGCATCGTCATGGACTTTGGCACCAGCGTCATTACGCACGGTAGCATTGATGACGCGGCTGACTTGGATGGCAGGGAAAAGTCACAAGAGGGCGAAGCACCAACAAAGGTTTGCCCAGACTGCGAAGCCGAAGTGCATGCAAGGGTTAGAGAATGCCCGATCTGTGGTCATGTATTCCAATCGAAGGAAAAAAGCCAATTGGATTCTTTCGTTATGACAGAATACGATTTGCTGCAAATCTCGCCGTTCATGTGGATTGATCCATACGGCAAAGGCAATGTGATTATGGCTACAGGTTTTCAAGGCTCTGTGATTGTAGGAAAAATCCAAGATTATTGGATTGCTATCGTAAAGCCTCAAAAGCCTGCGAAGCCTGCAAAGGTTGTGGCTATTGGTGAAAAGGTCCAAGCAATGGCAGCGGCTGATGACTTCTTGCGTGAAATCGAAAATGGTAGCGCGGCAAACAAAAACAAGCGTTGGCTTAGTGATCTAGCCACAGAGACGCAGAAGCATCATTTGCGCAAGAATGGATATCAATTAAACAACGGTATTGATTTGTCACTTACTAAATACAAAGCCGCATGCATGCTTGGGTATTATTTCCATAGAAGCGAAATTGATGGCTTGATCCAAAAACATTGGAAGAAAATTACAGGAAAAGATTATGAAACGCGAAGAAATTCTCAGTAAAGCCGAACAACTTGTGAATGGTCAAAGAGCCAAAGACTACGGTGATGCATACGAAAATCATTGCAGGATTGCAGAAGGCTGGAACATTATTTTGCGCAGCGCAGTAGAAACGCATGGCGAAATCAAAGCGGTACATGTGGCATTAATGATGGACTGGTTAAAAACTTCGCGTATCCTAAACACCGTAAACCACGAAGACTCGTGGATTGATAAAGCCGCGTACTCCAGCTTAGGAGCAGAATTTGCGGGTAAGGAATAATGATGCCTCGTTTTGAAATGTATCTCATGTTTGCGGAAAAGGACGATAACAATGTCGAAACCTCCGAATATGAAATGGTATGCTGGGTAAATGATCCATCAAACATGATTGAGGTACAAACAGCAGCAAACGAAGTGATCAAAGATCACATCGAAGAAGCCGAAAAAGAAGTCTTGTTCGGAACCGCTTCTGTTATAATAGAAGGTCAAGAAGTTTTAAACATTGGCTTCAGAAACAAAGATGCCGACCCGGAGGTAATCAACGAAGTCATAGAATTGTTCGGGATGCAGGGAGATACAATACATTGACATTACCACCACCACCAAAGCCAATCGACGAATTGGCGCATATATTAGGCAAGTTCGGTTGGAACACGCGCTTCTCTGACTTAACAGAGGATCAAGTTCACACACTGATATTTGGAATACAGGAAGCACAACGTCTAGCAGCGGAGATAAACATTGGAAACCTCGAAGAAACCTACTTTAAGTCAACAGGCACTTGGCCCTCTACTTCAATCCCATTCTAGGGTTGATGCCGTAGCAGAGAGCATCAAGGATGCTGTAGACAAAGCTATCGTTGCTAATAATAAAAAGCGCGAGCGCCGCAAATACATTGGCGCATCAAGCATCGGTGATGAATGCAGACGCAAAATTCAGTATCGCTACCTTAATTATGCAACTGATCCCGACAAAGAATTTAGCGCACGCACATTGCGCATCTTTCAGTTTGGTCATGAGATTGAAGACTATGCAGCTAAGTGGCTCAGAGACGCAGGCTTTGATTTGCGCACAGAAGACAAAGGCGGTGAACAGTTCGGTTTCTCTATCGCAGATGGCGAAATTCGCGGTCATATAGATGGCGTAGTATGCGATGGCCCAGTGGCTATGGAATACCCCGCTCTGTGGGAATGTAAGTCAGCAAACGATAAAAAGTTTCAAGGCTTTGTTCGCCAAGGGGTTGCAAAAGCAAATCCAACTTACGCCACACAAATTGCACTCTATCAAACGTATATGGACCTTAACAGACATCCCGCTCTGTTTACGGTTGTAAACAAAAACACCTCTGAAGTTTATTATGAGCTAGTGCCATATGATGCCAAGCTCGCGCAGGAGGCGAGTGACCGTGCTGTGGACATCTTGACGGCTGCAAAAGCGGGTGACATTCTACCTCGTATCTCACAAAGCAAAGATTTTTTCCTATGCAAGTGGTGCGAGTTTAGGGAAACATGTTGGAAAGAGTAAAAGGATATGGGGCCGCGTGTGGAAGTGCGACCCCATATCTAGTGGATAGTTTGGGTATGAGGACAAGATAATGAATATAAAAAGATTTGGCAATAGTTCAAAAGAAGTCGCAGAGCGTATCTCAAGCGAAGTGCCGCGGCACATTCAGCTTAGTACGCTGATCGAAACTTACCCCGAAGGCATTCGGCGCGGTAATGATTTCATGCTCGGATCACTTAGGGGCGAAAGAGGACAGTCTCTGCGTATCAACATTGATTTAAATAGCCCGTGGTTCCTAAGCGGCAAAGACTTTGAGTCAGGCGATGGTGTCGGTGGGATTAGCAAAATACTAAAAGAAGGCAGGGGTTGGTCAATTGAAGAAACAGCGGAATACTTTCAGGATCATTTGCCACAACGGTTTATGCCAGCACCCGAAAACATTATTAAGCCGAACAATCCTCAAAACTTTCAGGTCAC